TTTTATTCAAGAAAGACGGCACAACGGTCGGGGCGATTTCCACAGCAAGTGGACGTATTGCTATAGGCACTAATGACACTGCCTTATTCTTTAATGACCTCGGCGATGCAGTTGTTGGCTGGAATATGTCAACTGGTGTTAGTCGTGGCAGCGCGATTGATTTAGGTACATCTGGTGTTAATTTCAAAGACCTCTACCTCTCCGGCGGCGTGTATCTAGGCGGCACTGGCTCAAGCAATCTGCTGGATGATTATGAGGAAGGGACGTGGACGCCAGCGCTTACAGCAACAGGTGGAGGTGCTACAATCGGGTACAGCAGTCAAGTAGGGAAATATATAAAAGTTGGAGGGTTGGTGACGGTTTGGTGCCGCATAACGTTAAGTTCTGTTTCTGGGGGGTCAGGAGATGCCAAAGTTAGCGGATTACCGTTTTCGGTTGAAAACACTGAGGCGATGCGGGGAAATAGTCATGTGATGCTAGACCAACTGGCCGCTGACCGCCGCCAAACATCTATTCAGGCTGACCCTAATGCCACAACTTTAGGTTTGATAAGGGACTCTGGTTCTACTAGTAGTCACTTAGCAGTTCCATTTAGTGATATGACCGCCAACACTGATGTTAGATTTCAATATTCCTACAGAACATCATAACCCCTACCGTCACTGGATGTGGCGGCAGACAGTCCATAGCCAAAGGAGATAAAAATGGCACTAACAGAAGAAAGCGTAGTCGATAAGATTGAAGTGGTAGGTGACTACAACCACGTTCAGGTTCGCACCGCCACCGTTATCAAGCGTGATGGCGTTGAGATTAGCCGTTCTTTTCACCGCCACGTCATTGCCGCTGGCGATGATTACAGCGGCGAAGACAGCAAGGTGCAGGGCATTTGTGCGGCTGTACACACACAAGACGTGATTGATGCGTATGCCGCGCATCTCGCAGAACAGGAGTAAACTATGGCAATTCAATGGACTTTCCCACAACTCGACTACGCACCCAGTGAGGGTGATTTATCTCAGGTGGTCAAAACCGTACACTGGCGTGCCTCTAAGGTTCACGCAACAGCGGTAAACGATGAAGGCTCACCTATCTCAGCAACAGCATACGGCACTGCCTCTGTCGGCGATGCAAGTGCTGACAGCTTCACGGCCTTCGATGACCTGACGCAAGAGCAAGTAAAAGGCTGGGTGCTGGCATCTCTCGATAAGACTGAGGACGAGCTTGAGGCGATGCTTGACGCACAGATGGAAGCGCAAATCAATCCTCCGATTGTCGGCGGCACACCAGCAGGGTGGTAGCAATGAAACAGAACGTGGACATACCGCTTGCATCAATAGGCATCACCGCACCGATATGGCTTGAGCCTCTCAATCTGTGGCTGGGGCTGGTGCTGGTGAGCTTGTCTATCGTTCTTGTTGGCTTACGCATCTGGGCCATTCTAAGAGAAAACAAATGAAGGTGCTGGTCTTCCTCATTATCACGATAACACCTGCCGGTGATTTTGAGGTGACCAGTGATGTTGTTCAAGTATGCCCGGACAAGGTGCGCTTCTTCGAGGCAATGAACCGGCGCCAGGCACAAGGTGAGATCCGGGGCTGGAATGCCACATGCACTGCATTTGATGTGGCACAAATGATGGGCGTGACGTCATAAACAGGTCATTAAAGATATTATGGTACTAGTTGTGAAGCATTGACTACTGTATTCCTGCTGATGATGTATCTGGGAACAGGCGATGAGCGGAGAGAGGTTAAGACCAATCTCCGTTTTTATTCTGTCATCGAATGCAACTTTTTTGCGAAGGAACTGGCGCGGCGGTATGGCAACTATGTCCACCGGGACTGGCTCGATGCCCGGGACAGGGTGACGGTTTACTGCGTTCCTGATATAGTGGACCCAGCAACAACGAAGGTGTACTGATGGACCCGGTAACAGCAATGGCAACCGCTTCAGCGGCGTTCTCAGCCCTCAAGAAGGGCTTTGCCATTGGCCGCGATATCGAGAGTATGGTCAGCGATCTCAGCCGCTGGATGAGCGCGATATCGGACATAGAGCAAGCTGAGAAGGAAGCGAAGAACCCTCCCATCTTCAAGAAGCTGTTTGCCGGGCAGTCCATTGAGGCACAAGCTCTTGAGGCGTTTGCCGCAAAGCGGAAAGCCCAGCAACAGCGCGATGAGCTGAAGACATACATCCAGTACACGATGGGCCAGTCTGCGTGGGATGAGCTGATCCGGATGGAGGGGCAGATCAGAACTCAAAGAGCTGAGACACTCTACCGCCAGCGCGAACGCCGTCAGAAGTTCATCGAGATCCTTGTGCTGTCGATAGCTTGCATTATTGGCATTGGGTTTTTCGCTGTGGTAGTATATGCCGGGTTAAAAAACAGAGGTATAATCTAGTAGGTGATCACAGAAACCACCACTGGACTGGCGGCAGAATATATAGCCGCTGCCGCAATATTAGAGCTGGGGTGGCGCGTGTCGATGGCCCAGCAGGATAGGGTTGACCTTGTGGCTTGGAGCGAAGATCAGTTCCTGCGCGTTCAGGTCAAGGGTTCGAACATAAGGCATAACAATGGACATGCGGCTGGCTACCATTTTCAACTGGGTTGTGGATCTACTAAAAAGAAACTACCATCGAGGGATGATTACGATGTTATGGCGCTTGTGGCAATACCGGCCCGGAGAGTATTATTCTTCCCGGTTGAAGCTATACAACAGTATACAAAACGTGCTACGCCCAAGCGCTTTGAAGACCCGGATATTGAGATTGATAGCTGGGCTAAAACGCTGGAGGTCATAAATGCTAGACGCAAGTGAGAAGCTGATACAGCAGGTCAAAAGGCATGAGGGCGTGAAGCTGGAACCTTATCGTTGCAGTGCCGGGAAGCTCACCATAGGCGTTGGCCGCAACTTGGACGATGTTGGTATTAGCGAACGTGAGGCAGAGTTTTTACTGATGAATGATTTACAGAAAGTGATCGATCAGGCGCGCCAATACAGTTGGTACGACAAGCTGAATGATCCGCGCAAGGCGGTGATCCTGAATATGATCTTCAATATGGGCGCCGGTGGTTTTTCTAAGTTCAAGAAGACGCACCAGCTCATTGAGGAAGGTGACTATTCTGAGGCATCCATAGAGATGCTAGACAGCAGGTGGAGCGATATGGTGGGACGGCGCGCTATCGAACTCAGCCGACAAATGGATACAGGTGAATGGCAGGACTGATATGATTGGAATATTAGGTAAGATACTTGGCAGGGTGACGTCATCAAGCAGGGCTTATCTCTGATTGATGATATGCATACCAGCACTGAAGAAGAGATCGCCGCGAAGAGCAAGGCGAAAATAGATCTCATGAACGCATACGCGCCATTCAAATTGGCCCAGAGATATCTGGCGCTGATGTTTGGCGGCACCTTCCTTGGCAGTTATGTGATCGTGCTGACAATGACGATCACCGGCCACGGAGATCCGGATGCGGTGACCAAGGTGATGGAGCAGTTCAGCATTAACTATGCAATGCTGATTATTCTGGGCTTCTACTTTGGCGGCGGTGTCGTGGAGAGCTTCAAGCAAGCCCCTAAAAAGTAAGGGGGCCGAAGCCCCCTCACCCTAGCTCTCATCAATCATTTTGAGGCTTAGTGTTTTTTGCCGCGAGATACTCTCAGGCTTGGCAGGGACTACCTTCTCCGGTTGGGCGCGTGTCTTCCGCATAGGCCACTTGATGATATATCTTGTGGTACCTATCACGGTTGTGGCTTCGGTATTGTCACCCATAATCTCTTTAAGCGATGCCTCGATCTGGTCTATGTCCCATTCGGCCTGGCGCTTCCTATCCTTGGCTTCAGACAGGTCGAAGGCCAAGCGCTGGGCGCCTTGGATCGTATCCAGATCCAGCGGCTCAACATCAGGATCAGCATCAGCATACGCAAAATTGCCATCATCAGAAGACAGCACCGGATACTTTTCACCGCTCTTGCGCTTGTACTCGAAGTCTTCCACGGCCTCTGCGATGCGGCGTTGTATGTGAGCATCTGCCTGGTAGACGAAGATCCGCAGCTCAATGCCCTGATACAGGGTGGCAATGCATCCCCATTTGAAACCGCCGCACATCATTTGCCCTTGTAATTGCCACGGTCCACGATGTGGCGGCGGCTGATCTTCTGGCCGGGCTGATGTGAGTTTAGCTTCCATCACTCCGATAGTGCTGATGTCGATCTCTTCCGCGTTGACGCAGTAGATACCGGCAGCGGCATCAGTCTTGATGGTGCCATTGCCAACGCCCAGACCATCGAGGCTTGCGGCAAGCTGTAAGCTGTCGTGAAAGTAAGGCTTGTCGATATTGACCTCATGATTGCGAAGGCCAAGGCGCTGTGCCGCCTGATCCAGAATGACCGGCTCAAGGCGGTCACCCCAGCTTGTGGCTTCGTTGCCATTGAAGCTGGACGTGATTGCACCAGTCACTTCTGCCAGCAATTCATTCGGCGTGGTGTAAGGTGACAGCCCCATCAGTGCCGGGATCCGGCTGGCTGAAATCATATTGTCAGGTGTAAGTTTTCCGACCATTTTATCTCTCCCTTTTCTGGTACATGTCGGGTGCGTGTTGGTTCCAGATCTTGTGATCCGGATCCAGATCCATTGCTATGCGCTCTAGCTGGATGTGCCTCTTGTGGCCATTCGACCAGCGCGGACTGCTATACGCATCACAGAAATCATAAAACCAGTCATGCGC